AGAGTCAGGTCGATTTCTGGCATTGTTCTCATATTGGTTCTCCTTTATTCATCTCATTACGCAATCATCATAACATACATCGGCATGAGAGTCAAGAAAATTATCAATTTTCTTTGATCATTTCAAGAATTTTCTTTACCTGTTCATCAGTCAGATTTGAAATCTTCAGAGTTAATTTATTATTGTAGTTCTTACCATATGACATGATTTCATGCTCTCCAACGCTATTTTCATAACGGCGTCCGTATTTCTCACAATACCACTTAGTATCTTCTCCGAGCAGTTCTTTCATTTCATTCAACTGCTGAACTCTTTCAAGTTCAATTTTGTTTTTGGCTGCTTTGTCAGCTGCAATTGCTTTGAATATATTGTCAATCAGTTCAGGCAACTTTTCAAGTTTCTTTGTTTTTTTGCTAAGTTCATGATTGAAAGGTGTGGAGACTTCATACATTCCCTTATCGTTTTTATCATAAACGCAAACATATTCATATTTGTGCTTATTGAAATTTGCATCATAGATTCTGAATGAATTAGTTGGTGATTTAGCATACTCTTCAGCACACTGAGACTCAGAAGTGTCATATTTCTGAATCATAGGCACGAGCAGATGATGAATTGTTGTCGTATATCTTTTAAGATTCTGTTCGAATCTTTCTGCATCACGTCTCTGAAGTTCTTTTTCTCTTGCTACTATGATTTCACCATTGATAACCTTTTCAAGACCATCAAGATTGATGTTCATGAGTTTCAAAACTTCAATTGAAGATTTATCATTGATCAGAACATCAGCAATGTGAAATTTTTCATCTTCAAACGTGTTCAGACACTTGATGGTGCAGTCAACACCATTGAGACGTCCTTCACACTCTGCACTTCTGTATCCAGTAACTTTTACAGTTCCCATTTTGATTTCTATGCTATTCATTTCAAATCTCCTTTGTGTTTGTTCATCTCATTACAAAAAGATGATAACACAAAGGAGATTAAAAGTCAACAATTTTTTTAAATCAATTCAAAAATATAAGTATCTTTCAGGCTTTCTTTAATCAGCTTGGCCACATGAGCTATTTCTTGATGTGCGGATTTTGAATCACGTAGATTCAGAAAATTCTTGAGTGAACGTAAATTGATACTCCAGACGAATTGAGTTGGATATCCTTCTGGCAAAGCATATTTAATTACGTCATTCTTGATTTTTCTTTCTTTCCACGCATAGAGATAAAAACAGAATTCTTGATAGATGTGAGACAACTCACCAATAAAGTTTTCATATTCGGATGCTGGATTTTTAAATTCTGACCAATCTTCTTCACGATATTCTGGAAAATTGAAATAATCAAAAACGTTTACTTTTCGCCAGTCTTTTGTTTCTGATATCTTTTCATACAGATGTTGCAATGTATAGCGAGTGCTTTCACATGTAGTTGATGATATTCTATGCCTCATGTGTTCCTGCAATTCTAATCTTGAAACACCTTTAATCAGAAAATTCATCTGAACGTGTTCGGCAACTGATTCATGTTTTAAAACGTTTATAATTTTATTGGCCAGATTCAAATCAGACGATTCTTTTTTATATGGCTGACTAATAGCTGTCAACAAAACTTCTTTTGGTGTGTAGTGTAATAGTTCAATACTAATCATTCTTCACCTTCAAAGAAACTTTCTTTCGGGTTCTTAGGAATAGCTTTCAAAATCTTTTCGAGTAATTCTTCAAAATTTTCTTGCATAACCAGAATATTATGATAATTTACACTAACTGCATTATCAATCATGAATAAAAACCATGTGACTAATGCCTGATAAATCAAGAAATAAATCGGATTAGTTGGTTCAAGATAATAAAATACTGATATTGGCAACTGCACAATCAGCATCATTAAAAATTTAAAAAACTTCATTGCTATTCTCCATTGTTATCAATCACGTTGTGAGGGTAATAAATCTGCATAAACGATTTAATCACTGTTTCAGATTCAATTTCTGAGGGGTGATTAGATTGTTGTCTTAATTCATCTACTGTGATACCTCTTCTCTTTGCTCTAATATCATCATCAGCATTGATATAATAGGGGCTAAGTATAACGCCTGAATTCTGAAAATTTCTGAACAAATTGAAAAATTCAAATAGAAACCTCCAATCATCAATTATAACATAGTCTGTATAATTTTGAACATTTTTTATTTGCTTTGTGCAAATTTCTGGCCACACTTCTTTTTGATAAGACTGAGCCATTTCTGTTCCTGTTATCTGCAAAAGAAATCTGATAGCACGTTTCAAATCATTCTTGATATCAGGTGTTAAATGCCAACCATTAAGTATATCAATAGCAATTTCATACATGTGTTTAGCAGATGAATCTATAACACTCTGGTTAGCATAAGAATTATAAACATTAGGGAAAAACGTATGTTTAAATTTTGCGTAGAATTGTTCAAATGTCATATCATTATTAGTAACATCGCCAAAACCATTTTTATCAATGCCAAAAGTATTTTTGATAAACTGTTTGAGTGGGTCAGCAAATGATATGCAATACACACTATTGGCTGTTTCTTTCAATTGTTGGATTTTCTGACTCATGATATAAGCTTTACCTGAACCGATACCACCAGCATACATTATAATTTCTTTCATTTTATTTAACCTTTCAAATTATTGCCACTTTTTGCCGCTTCCATGACGGCTTCCGTAAGAATCTCCCGGCAAATATCTGCAGTCTGTTGCTGGTTCGCTTTTCGCGCAGCAGCATAAGCAGCATCAGCAGCATAAGCAGCATAAGCAGCATAAGCAGCAGCAGCATAAGCAGCATCAGCAGCATAAGCAGCAGCAGTAGCAGTAGCAACATAAGCAGCATCAGCAGCAGCAGCATCAGCAGCAGCAGCAGCAGCAGCAGCAGCAGCAGCATAAGCAGCATCAGCAGCATAAGCAGCAGCAGCAGCAAGCTCTTTTTCGGTGATCTCGCCGCGCCCAAAAGCAATGGCCGCATCAAGCGCGGCCAAACTGCGAGGGTCTTTCATTAGATACCGCACCGTGTTTGCGCAGAGCCCTTTTGCGAGCGTCAGAACTGGCATCGCGACTCCAATCTTTTGAGCCAGCCACAGCATCCAGTCGCCACGAGGGCAGTGCTTCCAAGCGGTTTTCAGATTCTTGTATTTGCGCAGATAATCCGCACCTTCGGTGCATGGCCGATACAGTTCAATTATTTTTTCAGTTTTCATTTGTTTACCCTTTCTACCTCTGCTGTAAATGTACCAATTACAAATTCTTTCTTAGTTTCCACAATAGTTTCTTTATAGTGACCTAGACCGGCTTTGACTGCTGCGTCTTTTATTTGGTTTAGTTCTGCTTTCATTTTATTATAATCTTCTTGGATTGTCAGTTGTGAGGTGAAGATAAAGACACATCCTATAAATACTATTGTTGCGCCGATTAAACCAGTAAATAGGTCATCTTTATTTCTTAATGTATATACTACTAGGATGACTATGAAAAATGATGCTACGAAAAACATTACACTTGACCCAATTGATAGCATAATAGAATCTACTATTGTCATTTTATTATTTACCTTTCTGCCGCACCCATCAGGCAAATTAAACACGGCTCGTCATCGGGATTTTTACTATTAAAAAGCCCTGCCTCACACTTATCAAGGTGCGTTTCGCACAGCAGCAAACGCAGGTTTTTATTCAGCCGCTCAATCTCAGCCCGCGCCTCTTTCAGTTCTTTTGTAAGTTCTTTAATTCTTTCTTCATAAGATTTTTCTTTAAGACTTTCAAAGTAATATTCGTCTCCAGGCCATATTCCACCGTTATCCATTTTAATCTTCCTTTACTATGTAGTTATTGCAGACAGGGCACTTCATTTTATCTTGGTCGAAAACCACAGCACAATATCCACATGATATTAGTTTCATTTATTTACCTCTAATTAGTTTTCCTATAATATGGCCTGCTATTTGTGCTGTTTTAATTATATTTGTATCATTACAACTATATGAAACTAGACAGGATGGTGCATTGGCGGGTTGATCAAATTTTAAATCATTTTTTCTACCGAACTTTAGTCTACCTTTAAAAAAGAAAATGCCATTTGCTTTATTCCATACAGTTTCATGGAATCCTATAGTTTCGGTTCTTGCAAATATTAGTGCAATGCCAGATTTATGTATGCTGAGTTTTTCCAGCCATTTAAAAGTTTCTCTACCGTATGGCGGGTTTAGCCATACTCGACCACTCCAAGGCATTGTTAGACCGTCACCATGTTCTTCTTTTGAATAATGTATTTTTGCTGTATCATATATTCGTCTTTCTGGTGGTGGACTACAAGGGTCTAAATCAAATACACCGAGTGCTTGTATTATTGCAGGTGGCGTAATCCATTCTTCTTCGTTTGTTGTATTTGAATTAAAGTTTTGCATGTATTCCTTCTTCTATTCGTAATTTCCCAATTTTGGCTATATGTTCAAGTGCGAACTTAAAAGATTTTCCTGTTAGTTCGCAGAAACCTTCCAGTAGTTCTATTTGTCGTATATCCCAACTACTGCGTAGTAAGCATTTTTGTCTATTTAGATATATATCTACATAGCTTTCTATATACATTTCTAATAGACGTTCTGTTATTTTCCTATTCATTTTAGTGCCCTACGAACCTCGCGCAATTTAGCAATAGCTTCATCCAATTTTCTATTATAATCATCATTAAATCCATTGCTACCCCATGTATCATCATCTGTAGCTTCTGTTAATGCTCGCAATGCGGCATTTATATTTTTTTCGCATCAATTACCAATTCATCTGCTTTTGTTCTCATACTCATATTATTTATCCTTTCAAATTATTGCCACTTTTTGAGGAAATTGGCATATTTACACATCGCCTTCGTATGTTTCGCCATAGATTCTATTACATAATACAAGTGAGTGTGAGGCATTCTTTGATATACCATCTTTACTGAAAAGCATACAGCGGTGATTATCTGGCTGTCTATTCCAGAAAGAGCATTCATTCCAGCCAGTACCATCGTAACAATGGCCATGTAGTTTTATTATCTTTTTCTGCTGGTTGTTTTCTACAGAATTATGATATTTTAATAAATCATCTTCTAGTTCTTTTGTGTATGTTGCTTTCATTTTTCTTGTAGATTTTGAATCTATTTTTGCCTGTTGTTCTGCTATTCGTTTATACCATTTATGTTTCAGTTTTAAAATTAGATCAATAAATTCTCCAGAAAGGTTGCGGCAAGAACTACAGCGACCACCATTTGCAGTTGAAGAAAGAGGTTCAGAGCATATATCACAATACATATTATTCAATCCTTATTCCAGAGATTTCAAAGAATACATCAGCATCAAAATTTGGCAATGCTTTTAACAAAGCAGTTTGTTTTACTCTCTCTTCGTCCGGAAGATCATTGTAACTTTTTTGAAACGCTTCTTTATAATCCATCTTTTTAATGTAACCCCCACAAACTTCGGCTTTTGGGTTTAATTGTTTTTCTTCATCGGTCATTTTTTTAAATGGAATAAATTCAGTAAGATTAAAATAAATGAAATTTGGTTTTTCTGAGTTGTTCCATACTTCAATATCACACGGTTTATTGAATACATTAACTGTTTTAATTTCATGTGTATTAAAAAATCCCGTTTCTCTTGAAGAATTGTTCCAATTACCAGAGTTCCAATTACTAGAGTTACGATCACCAGAGTTCCAATCACCAGAGTTGTGATAACCAGAGTTAAATAAACCAGAGTTACCATCACCAGAGTTACGATCACCAGAGTTACGATTACCAGAGTTACGATCACCAGAGTTAAATAAACCAGAGTTCCCATTTATTAGACCGCGAAGAATATCTAATTCTTCACCAACTATTTCTCTGATGATTTTAATATGCGAACAACCACATTTGTCTTCGTCACTAACTTCTTTACTCAAAGGTTCAATTTCACAAAAACGATTGTTTTCTGACGATAAAGCAGAATAAAACTCATGAACTTTTTGTAAAGAATCACAATAATGAAACACTGTATTTGTGCATAACACAGGTTCTTTATCTGTTTCTATTTTGTATTCTTTACCAACTTCAAACTGCATACCTCGGCACTGTAAATTTTTGTCAAACCCTTTGATTTTCATTTCGAATCTCCTTTATTGTTTCATCTCATTACAGAAAGATTATATCATGATAGCTTTCAGAAGTCAACAACTTTAAAAACCTTCTTTACAACAATATTCTTGAATGACTTTTCTGAGCCAACTGGCAGAAACTTCAAAAGGATTGTTTGTTACAATATCTAACAGCTTACTAATCAGGCATTCTTTGACTTCAGCATCAATCTGATACTTATAAACACGTTTTTCACCGTCATAGAATGCTACTTGATATAATAGCGTATCGTCATGAATTTTAATATATTTTTCAACTTGAAATCTCGACCAACCTTTATATTCCGCTACGATTGCAATACAAACATCAATCGGCAATCCAGTTTCAATTGCGATATCAATAACCATTTCAGAAATCACTTCAGCTTTTTCTTCAGTTGTCAGTGTCATAAATTCGTTATTCATTTTTTATTCCTTGGTTAAATTTTTAATGGCGTGTGTGATATTGTATTTCAATTCATCAATCAAATCTTCTTTTGAATCGTCTGTTGCATTGGCAACCTGCTGAATCAACTCTTCAAAACTGAGTAATTCAGTTCTCACATCTTCTTTATAATTGTACAATGATTCTTCAAGTTCATCTCTGAGTGATTCAAGACTGAAAACCTCATCTTTAAGCGTTTCAACTTCATCTTCAAGTTCAATCAATTTTTCAACGTTATGATTATCAGCATTTTTAACTAATTCAGAAAGTGACTGTCGGTTCATGGTGATCGTCACTTCTTCAAGAGGATTATTTTGTCTGGCGTTAAAAATCATTTTCGAATTATCATACAGAATATTGTTTTCGATACTATACATGATAGTTTTCCTTTTGTAAATTGTCTCTGGTAGATATTTCACTACCAGAGACTCGGATCACTTATTCTTCATTGTCTAGAAGGTTGTTAGCACGTTCAATCAATTCATTAACTTGCTGAACATTCTCGGTATTCAGAGCTTGCAACCATTCAATGGCTTCGGTAACAAGGTCTACAAAAGCTTTCTTACCGGGTTTCTTGGTTCCGTTTGCTTTTCTTGCAGCTTTCTTAGCTTTTACCTCTTCAAGTTTTTCTTTCTGAGATTCAATTCCGTCTGATTCATTCACAATCTTCTTAACATCAGTGAAACTTACTTCACCGTTTTCCATCTGCTCAATCAGTTCAGGAGAGGCATCAAGGAGAGAGAGTCTGTTGTAAACAGTAGGAACAGATTTTCCGAGTTTCTTTGCAATTTCTTCAGGCTTTAGACCGTAGTTCTGAAGTTTCTTGATTGCATTCGCTTCTTCCATCATGGTGAGCGGTTCACCCTGATTGGCAGTCAGTGCAAGAATCGTTGCATCAATCTCATTCATGGTCTTGCGTTCAACAATGGCGGGAACTGATACGATTTCAGCACCTTCAGAGATTGCAAGTAGTGTAGCTCTCAGGCGGCGTTCACCATCAATCAGAGTGAATTCACCGTCATTATTCATCTTAACTCTGAGAGGAACAAGGACACCGTTTTCTTTGATTGATTCTTTCAATTCTTCAAGTTTCTGAGCATCGAAACTCAGTCTCGGATTCCAACCGTCAAGGACTTTGATCTGATTGGGATTCAGGCGGTAGTAGTCAGTGCGACCAAGAACAGCTTCATTGTTGCGGACGTTGTTAGTAGTAGTTTTCATTTCAATTCTCCTAAGATTTTATTTTTTGTAATCTTTTCGATTACTTGAACACTATATCATGTTTCGTTTCAGAAGTCAACAACTTTTTTTCAAATCCAAACAGCTTTGAGTGGATTTTTATGAAGTGTCATTGAACCATCTTCATAGCGAATTGCGAATTTTTCATTTGTTTCTCTGAGAGAAACACGTCCTGTTTGTTTTTGTCTTTCGAACAGAAATGAATATATCATAGCTCATTTCAAAAGTAAACATTTATTTCATAAATGTTCCAAAAATAAATCTTATTGTTTTTCCATACTCTTCTATTTCTTCAGCAGTATATTCTGCCTTTTTTCCAATCTCTTCATAATGCTCAAGCCAGTGTTTGATGTTGTAGCTCTGACAACCGATGTTGAGGTAGTCTCCATCGAGCGTTATGCAGTGTTTAGAGAGCTGGAAGGTCTTAACAGTTTTAGTATGCTGACCGTGTTTAATAATTGCACCTCCGAAAACTTCTGCATTTCCGAAAACTTCTGCATCTCCGGAAACTTCTGCATCTCCGGAAACTCTTGCATTTCCGAAAACTCTTGCATTTTCGAAAACTTCTGCATTTTCGAAAACTTCTGCATTTCCGAAAACTCTTGCATTTCCGAAAACTTCTGCATTTCCGAAAACTTCTGCACCTCCGGAAACTCTTGCATTTCCGAAAACTCTTGCATTTTCGAAAACTTCTGCATTTTCGAAAACTTCTGCATTTTCGAAAACTTCTGCATTTCCGAAAACTCTTGCATTTCCGAAAACTCTTGCATTTTCGAAAACTCTTGCATTTTCGAAAACTCTTGCATTTCCGAAAACTCTTGCATTTTCGAAAACTTCTGCATTTCCGAAAACTTCTGCATTTTCGAAAACTTTTGCATTATTATAAATCCAACATTTATCTTCCTGCGAGAGGTTGTGCTCTCCTTCAACATATCCACCAATATCTCCAGCTTTAATATAGCCAAAGTCCTTCAGCGCAATCACTCTGCAAAGCCCATTTTTTTCTCGTTCACTAAGTTTGTATTTCATTTCAAATCTCCTTGTTTGATCTTGAAAAATATTATATCATGACTCGTTTCAAAAGTAAACAGTTTTGTTTAAAAAATATTTTGAACAAAGATTGAATCTAAAATATAAAGAAAAGATTGGATATTATAAATCATATTGCGTTCAAATAAGTCTGTTCTAGTTTTTAAAACTTTATACTTATTATCTTCACGCATAATGACTAGATCAGCTTGTCTAATTTCTTCGTTTGTTTCAAAATAGAAACAATATGGCTGAATATCTTCGAGGTTGATATTTTTAAATCTTTCAATCATATCTTCTCGTGTTAAATTCAATATTTTCATTACAATCTCCTCGAACATTTACAAGCATCAAATTCTGCATGATCATGCCCAAGACCGTTAAGAGCTTCATGAAACTTCTTTCCATAAAATGATCTAAATATGTTTTTATCATATTTTAATTTACCATATTCTTGTTCTGGTAATGTTCTGCCATGCATTATATAAGCAGCTTTAATAACAGCTAGCTCATGAAGATATCTCAGTTCCCACGATTGAAGAAAAACTTCCATTTTAATATTCTCCTTTATCTTTATCTTTATCCCATTACAGAAATATTTTATCATGAATCGTTTTGAAAGTCAACAACTTTTTTCAGAAACTTTTTCATACTTCACAAGCACACCATTCAGCATGAAGTATTTTGCTGGCTGAATATTCATTTCAGTAAGTCCCTCAGTTTCTTTGATTTCAAGAGTTTTACCCCAACGATTAACATAGTAATGCGTGAGATATTCAACGATTTTTTCTTCAACTTCTGGCGTGAGAATTTCATATTCAGGTGCATAAAATTCCTGAATCGGATACTTTACAAGATCATACGACTCATAGGCTTTCACAAATTTATACATTTCAAATCTCCTTTTGTTTCATCTCTTTCGTTCACATTCATCATAACATACATCGACATCGAAGTCAAGAAAATTAAAAAAAAAAATTCTCGCATCTTTCGACACGAGAATTAACACCAAAGGAGACTTTTATAACACTTTACCAAACATTCGTTTTCGGCACGTAAGCTTTAATTTTTTCATAGATTTCTTTATCCATCATCTCAGATGATTTAACATTTTTACCCTGTTCTTTCATCTTCATGTATGTTGCCTCTTTTACCCACGCCCCACCGCCTGAACCGAAGTCTTTTCCGAAATCAAATTTCTTAGCACCTTTTTCAAAATTCTTATCATGTTCAGCAAGTTTTGTATCAACTTTAACTTGGTTGAATGTGAGCCAGATATCACCGTCCATATATTTCGTTAAACCATCACCCATGTCAAGTATCTTTTTCATTGTCAGTGCAGCACCTTCATGAGTATCCATCAAAACTTCAATCGGAACGACACGTTCACGACCGAGATTCTGTTTAATGGCAACATCAAGTTTATTGATAACCCATACAATATGAATATTCAATTTATTGTATCCTAATTCATGAACATTTCGAGTAATTGTTTCGAGCTTTCGCATACCTGACAACGTAACATCAAAAATAAGATTAGGTTTTCTATCAGGCGGGGCTGTTAAAATTGATGCAAATAAAGCCGATTCTTTTCGATTTGGTAACCCGTAATGGTCAGCAATAATTTCATGTAGCTTAGCCACATTATCAGGATTTTTCAAAGTAAACGCCTCTTTTGAAAGATCAATGCCAAGTTCACGTTTAACACGTTCAACAAATTTCTTTTCTTTAAGTGCCAAAAGTTTCAATGCATCTACGTCTAATAATTTACCTTCAATACCTATTAGATTTTCGATTTGAAAACCTTTTCCTGAGCCAGCACCACCAGCCATAATTACAACATTATTAAACTTTGGATAAGCTTGTTTTCCAAAGGTAATTAGCTTTTCTTGAACAATTTCATCATTGATGAATTGATTAAAAGTTTTCATAATTTCTCCTCATAAAGCAGTTTATTTTATTTACTCATCAATTGATTTTAAAATTTCTTCTCCTATGACTTTCATTGCCCATTTTCCCATGATAGTATCAGGCTGCTGAATATCTTCAAAAGCAAATTCTCTTCCATTTATTCGTGAAAAGAATTCTTTCGAATGCTGACCATATTTTCCTGAACCTACTGCAACTGTTTGATTAAATGATGGAAAGGCATTATCTCTATGAGATGTTCCTATTAGATTAGCTTTACCTTTTCTGACAGAAAGAATACTGTCTTGATCATACATTTCACCAAGTTTCTTCAGAATTCTTTCGAGTTCACCGTTATCATCACCTTCAACTTTATCATTGCAGACAAACCATGTTTCTTCACCGACTTCTTTTTGGTCTTTTGACCCAAAGTTTTCGATGTATGAACCTTTAACTTTTGTGATAGAAAAACCCTTTGCTTTCAGTGCTGCAAACAATTCTTTATTGCGCTGTTTATTTGCGGATGTTGTGAATTCATTTCTGAATGCTGTAATGGCACCGCATGTATATTTTTCAACTTTTGAGTGTATTCTACTCAATGATGATTCTTGAATGTAATTTTTAAAGTCTTTCATTTTATTTTTCCTTATTTCATTTCACTTCAATATTGTGCTTTGCTTTGATTCTGACAAGTGATTCAGAAATTGCATAGGCATTATGAGCAACATATCTTTCAGTAACAGCATGAACATATCCCTGATCATTTGATTCCGGTATTGAAACAATTATTTCATATCCATCGAATCCAACGAATTTATCATTTTCATCAAAGATTCTCGTGTAGTAACCCTGTTTTCTTTCTGTTGTGTTTATGATTTTTTCTGCAACAGCTGCATACTGCTGGCGTTCATCACGCAACCATTCCCAGTCATATTCAACATGAATGAATGTGTTTCCTCCGGCAAGAATTTCACCAGAGTATTCACAATATCTAACATGCTCATACTTTTCGGCAATCGCTTCAACCGCATTGATGTTGATATAGTCTTTAATTCTGATTCTCATTGAATCTTCATATCCAGACTGTCTGCTAGTTACAGATACCTGACGGCTATTGTAACCGAGTGCTTTCAATTCTGCTCTAATCTTCTGGCAAATTTCTTTACTCATTTCAAATCTCCTTTTGTTTATCTTTCAACAGAATCATCATAACATATATCGACATGAAAGTCAACAAAAATTACAAATTTTTTGCATCGAGTATAGCTGCATCAATAGCATCCTGTTCAGACTCAACATGAGCAACAGCATAAACAGTATCTCCGACACGAAACAACATGTTTCTTTTTCTGTCGAACATATAAGTTGTATCAGGCTCAATTTTTAGTGTGAAATAATAACTACTTTTGTATTCCTCTTCACTGTCGAGAAATTTTTTGTATTTGGGATCTTTTTTAAGATGATCATACCATTTTGTCATATTATACCTCAGTCTCTATATTTTTCTTCATATTTCTTTACGATACATGAAGAATCTATATCGGCAAGCTCATTCAGGTATTTTTTGCGTTCAACTTCTGACATCTTCATGATATCAGGCTGTTTCTTTTCTGGCTTTCTGTGCTTTCTATTAACAGTCATTTGAATCAGTTTCATTTTCAATCTCCTTTGTTTTCTTAACTACAAAAAGATTATATCATGGTATGTTTCAGAAGTCAACAATTATTTCATTAAATTTTTATGGTGTTCTGTCATGTTATCTTTATTATCATCAACAATCTGTTTCAGCTTTTTCAGATATTTCACAAACCCATCTAATACTTTTTCAGGCGTTCCTGATATCTTTCTGAAACCGGTCTTAACTCTTCCATAAGCTAAGAATGATCCTGCTGGCGGTTTTATCAATAATGATGCTATTGAGAATTCGAGAGATATTTTATCTTTAAACAATCCAGTATTTTTATCAATTTCTTGAATCAACCCTGAGTGATATGCAGGGTCATTCTGAGCAATCTTTCCTGGTACCTTATCTTTTGGCAATATTCCGAAAGAGAATGATACAACTGTTCCGAAAATGTTTATGACGTTAATATTACTCCAAGCATTTGGAAATACTTTTGAAAATTCTTCTGAAGCTTTCTGAGCAAATTCTGTAGGTGTTAACATTTTATTTCTCCTTTGATTAAGCATAGCAAGTGAAACTTTTTGGTTTTCCATCCCAGAGAGAACTGTATCCGAATTCTCTGATTTTAACATTGGCAAACTTTGGATTGATTTTCTTTCTCATTACTTCACCGATTCTGACGCTTCTGTTGGGCATTTTTGTTCCTGACATGGCTGCATGAGAACCGCTAACTACATCAGAACCGATTTCCTGAATCTTAACAAACATTCCCTTTCTTTCTACTACTTCATAGAAATTAATGTTTGTCTGTTCCCATCCCCATGATTCATAAAATATTGAACCGACTTGAATTTTTTCTGATTCTTTGGCAGCTTCAGCAAATCTTGCTTTACATGCTGCATTGTCTCTGGCGTGAATAGCTTTCTGAGAATCTATGAAAGTCTGTCTTTCTTCAACAGTTTTGAAGGAATAGTGATAAGTTGGCTTGTGACCGCGCATTCTTGCATTCCAAATAACTACTGTTGGCAACTTATTGTAAATTGAAGTGTAAGAAACAATGATCTGACCATCATTGTTTTCAGTGTTAGAGTCTGGCTGACTCTGATAAAATTCAATTGTCATTTCTTTTTTTGTCTGTTTCATTTTCAAATCTCCTTTGTTTAATCTTACAAAGAAATGATAACATACATTGTTTTGAAAGTCAACAACTTTAATCATCATCACCATCGCAATAGCAACATATATCATTATCATTGAAATGTTTAGCGAGTTTTTTACCATAGGCAAGCTGTCTACCAGTTGCATTATCGTAACCAACATATATGTGGTACTGAGTGCTATGGGGTCTCCGGGTGATATTGAATCCTACTGATTCAAGAGCTTTAGCTTGTTTTGATGTTTTTCTCAACTTGAGGAAAGAAACATAAACTCTACCACAACCATAAGCACGTTTAATATCTTCACCATTTACCTGAATATTAACAGCTGCTTTGGCAACTTCTTTAACCTTGAGCGGGTCAACATTGTGAATCTGATTAGGGCAATTCTTGCAATCATAACTTTTATTTATACACATTTTCAAATCTCCTTTGTTTGTTCATCTCATTACAGAAAGATTTTATCATGAATCGTTTTGAAAATCAAGCTTTATTTCCCAATATTATTTTTTGACCCGCTGTGCTGATTTGAAGCTCTTCACCAATATGATACGATTTCACATCTTCAATTATTTCAGGCAACAAAATTGAATCTTTATCATAAATATCAAGTTTGAGTGTGTCAAATGGTAAAAAGGCAATCTTTTTATAATCACCACGATCTTCTTTAGTTCTATCAGCATAAACAATACCAGTAGGATAAATAGCAGCAAATAAATTGTTATTCATTTCAAATCTCCTTTGTTTGTTCATCTCATTACGCATTCATCATAACATATATCGACACGAAAGTCAACAAAGTTTATTAAAAATGAAGATAAAGTCCAGTTTCTTTTTCGAACAGTTCAACTAACTGATCTGCATATATGTTGTTAATTGTCTTTTCGGCTTTAATCTCAAACTTACCACATTTCACAAATCGAATATCATAGAGATCAAGACTGTTCAATTTGATTGTGACATGAGTGAATTTTTTGCTACCTTTGAAATCAAATCCGGCTGAGTAATCTTCTGAACTATATGTGAAATATTTAGTTCCACAGAATGCTTTGATTCTACCTTTTCCACCCATCTGATTGAAAATCTCATTTGCATTGTCTACTGTAAACATAAAAATCTCCTTTGTGTTTATTCATCTCTTTACAAAATGATATTAACACAAAGGAGATTGTTTGTCAAGAAAATTTAATTAAAATAAATCTTCAAGATTGACACTAATTTCTTTTACTTTTTCATTTTCTTTCATAATATCTTTATAGTTCTGACCTTTATAAAATATTAAAACAGATTCAGTGACACTTTTTCTATCGCCATTGTCACCATCTTTTTTAACACCTACTCTATTAGCATTAAAAATCAATGGCTCATTTTTCAAAAATTTAAACCCAGCTTCAGCACCATACTTAATAGTATCATCAACTAAATGATAATGTTTATTTTTCACGTTCACATCTTCAATATTGATAATACATAAACGCTCATTTTTCAGATATTTATAGCATTTTTGCATCAAGACTTTTAAAAAGTTATTCGACCAACTTTCATATTCAGAATATCTGTTACAACTTTGTGTATTTTCTTTTGAATATATTTCTTTTGTGAAATATGGCGGTGACGTAAATATGAAATCAGCAATTTCTTCACCCAAATCTGTATCTTCAAATGGTAAATTGTGAAGCTCTATTTCTTTGCCAATCAGTGAATTTAATTCTTGATCAATTTGTTGATTTGCTTTATATGTGACCGTATTGGGATCAATACCAATATATTTCCGCATGTTTGAACATAAAAAGCCAATTAAACGACCACCATATCCTGTCGATGGGTCGAGATAAACACCACCGGCTTTTCCATATCTCTCAATGTAATATTTTGCCCATGCTGGTCGAAAATTAGAACACGCCTGAGTACCATTGACAATATAAATCGTAGGTGTGCAACTTTCTTGAGTTATCCGCGTATTAAAATCAAGTGATAATTTAAAAGCTTTCAATAGTTTTTTATCATCATTAAAAGAATCAACGGGTGAACACATTCCATTTGCGGCGGCAAAAAATCTATGGTTGTGAAATGTATCGGCCACTTTATAACCGAGAGTTGAACTAATGCATCTATTGATAGGTAATTCTTTCAATTTATTCAACTCTTGCATAATTTCAAACATTTCTAATTTACGAAATGGAAAACCCTTTTTTCGCCAATATTTAAAAGATTCTTCAATTATTTGTTCATTCGAAAAAAGCATAAATCAATACCCTCGCTTAATAAAAATAGCTTACTGCATCATTATAACACAGTAAGCTATTTTTTAAATATTGTTTAATCGTCAGATGTTATATAATCAACTACAAAATCAACATTAGCAGATTCACTATTTTTGCCAGTTGAAATTATCATTTCAAACCATTCTTTAAATGACCATTTTTCACTATGTGTTTTAACAAGCATATCTATAAATTTACTAAATGTTGAATGTTTTTGAACTTTTTCAATTTTATCAGAATGTTTCATCTGACCCATTGCTTTATTATAACCTCTTATTCCAACAACCATTTTTTCAACATATTCATAATCATTAATACGTTCTAATACAATTTCATTCCACTTTTTCATTATTCTACCACCTTAAAATTTCTTCTGTATTTGTGATTGATTTTCCATTCAACTTTATCAGTGTGAGGCAATACATATACAAAAACCGTCTCTAATTCTTTTGGGAAGTTCGCATCAGAAATCTTAACTAAGCCCCACTTCTCTAACAGCTTTATAATACTATTTCTACGCTGAAAATCTTCATCAGTCAGATTCACTTCATTACCATCAAGTTCTAACATTTCTTTAAAATGGCAAACTCGGTATTGGCCTTTATATGACATAAGATAGGCACTCGGACACATTGTTTTCGTTCGCTGCACACCTATGCCTAATCTTTCAAGAGTTTCAACAACTACTGCGACATCCTTCAAAAGTTTAACTTCAATTCCAATCATATAAATTATCCCTTATAGCTTTAATTTTAATCCTGTTTCATTTTCAAAAGTTTCAATCAGTTCGCCAGCATGAACATCTTTAATCATCTTATCGTTTTTAAACTCAACACCAACTAATTTATATAATCTCAGATTGTAAGTATCTTTCGGTGTCAGATAGATAACGCAATAGCTGTATTTTGTCGAACCTTTAAACTTGAATTGCGAATACTGTTGTTTATTGCTAATGACAAAATCTGTTGCACCAATCATGGACGACAGTTTATACTTGCCACCTAACTGTGAAAATATTTTTTCACCATCAAATGATTCTAATACTATATTATTCCAATTCATGTAAAACCTACTTTATTGATGCCAGAAATTCACGCATTTTCATAATGAACTTAGCTTTCGGCAAATCATTCATAACAACTTCTTTGTTGTTGACTCTCAGAGTAACCGAAATTGATTCACCTGATTCAGAAATTTGGAACATATTCATATCGCCACCCTTTTTATAGGTGATTGATGAATCATCAACATTGAATCGTCCGCCAGCTAAATCTTTTTCAGCAACAGTCTGTTCTTCAAGTATAAAATCAGAAAAGTTTTTCATATTATCGTTTCCTTATTGTCTTTTGAGTGAAGATATTTTTGATTGTTTCTTGCTCTTCTTTTGAAGTTGTTTTCAAAAGATTTGCGGCAACTTCTTTATTTACTTTATAGATTTGCATCATATATTTTATCGTATCATTATCAGCTTTTTCAACATCTGATTTGATATACTTCAAAAAACGATTTTTCTTTTCAATCACATCACTCAGAAACAGGTATTTAACGTGCTTTGGTAGACTATAATGAATATTCATGCAATTCGCTTCAAGAACCGTTTCAGGACTCATAGAAAGAAAGCTATTGATCATATAATCATTATACTGTTTTTGAAAGTCAACATGTTTATGCAACTGATAAGATTTATCAAAATTCAAATCTTTGAGAATTACAAATAAATCAATTTTTTCGCTCATAGAGAAATCCCCAATCTATCGTTTCTTTCAGGCAATATTCTTCAATTGCTTTGTTCAGTTCTTTCTTATTGTATAAAACGTTGCCATGCTCATCTATAACTGAACATGGCAACGCTCGACGTTCTTTAATATCGTTTATTGCGAATTCGACAACGGCTTTAATGGTTGAACGTGTTTTGATTTCAAATCCATCACCAATAAATCTAATATAAATAAACAATATTTTATCCTCTTATAGCATCATCAGTTCCATTGAACATGCACAAATATTCAAATCATGATCAGCGACAAAAGCAGACTCATAACTATATTTACTTAGTATAAGTATTGCCTGTGCTAGTGATCCTTTTTCAAAATATTCATCAATGCTCTTGAAAATTTCGCTATAAAAGTTTTGTGGATTAATTGTCAGATTAGCTATATACTGGCGAAGTTCTTTATATTTCTTTCTCTTCAGAATATCGAAATAATCAGACAGATTGACCATAACAGAATTTTCAACAATCTGTTGAGTAATCTTTCCCTGCATCGAAAGACACTGAATATGATTCAGAATCTTTCTGAAATCAGGGAACATCTTATTTACAACAATCTGAATAGCTGACTTTTCATACTCGGCTTTATTGAAATCAAGAATCTGAATAACTCTTTTATAAATCTGAGTTTTCATTTCTTTTGTTTCATCAGCTGTGAATACAAAATCAATTTTTTGCAGTCTTGAGTGTAGTGCCTCTGGAATCATGTTGATGTGATTTGTGATAAAGATAAAACTAACATTTTCAGATAGTCTTTCAATCTCAGCTTTCAAACCATCCTTCAATAATCCTGATGCTTTTTCACATTCATCTGCTATGATCAGCTTTCGATTGCCATTGAGGGATACAGTCATGCCGAAATTCTGAATGTCGTTTCTCAGCACTTCGATTGATGTATCTTTGCTCATATTCAAGTAAAGCGTATCATAATCGAGTTCTCTTGATAGAATCAAAGCAAGTGATGTTTTGCCACAACCAGGGTCACCAGAAAAAAGAAAATTACACATTTGATTTTCTTTGATGACCTTTGAAAACATATTCAGATACCTTTGAGGCAGAATGATATCTTCAAATTTGTCTGGCCTATATTTTAAGCCCCAATCAGATGATGTTCGATGTATATTGATCAAATCCATAATTTATTCCTTCTTTGCACCAATGATATAGAAAAGAGGTATATCTTTGTTTACGAATTTTGCAAAAAGATTATTCTTTACTGTCACAGTATAAGAACCAGGAATAATGTTAAGAGTTGAAATCCAGAGGGATATTTTGCCTGAACCAGATGTTTCAATTTCCTGTTCAAAAGTATGATTGACTTTATTTCCGTCATCTACGAGATGAATTGAACCTTTGGTATCTTCTGATTCAATGACCATCTTAGTCAAATTCATAACTCTGGCAAGCTTCATTACTTTCGAAAGCACTTCTGAAGAGAGTTCAAATGTAAAATCAGTTTCCATTTCTTTGCAATAATCAGCAAATGCTTTTGGCTTGGTGTTGCTGGCTGCGACAACAATAGGATTAGTGTAGAAATATTTCAGAGATGATTTATCAGGTGAAGAAATTTTTACAAATGATTCTTGAAAATCGAGATCAGCATCAGCACCGCCCATTGAATCAATCGTTGCCAGCAGAGTTGGCCAATCCCAAAAAACACAGTCATGATCAAGAGATTCAGCTGTTTGATAAACACCGATAATAGCACTTTTGTCGGGTGCAATTACTTTAACAGCCTTTGAATCGCCGAGATACATGACCGGGTTAATTGTTGAAAATGCTTTGAGAATAGACAGAGTATCTTTAGAAACTTTCATTTTAATACCTTTCATAAACGAATTTTGTTAATTCATACTAACTCAAAAACACAAATTTTTATATTTTATTTTCGACCTTTGGCCATAGACTTATCAACACCTTCTTCAACATAATCATAAAACTTTTTCTTAACATTCTCCTTAATTCGATTTCAAAAACTGATCAACTAATTTAATTACTTCACGATGATCATTACGATTATTCAATAAGTTCTGTTCAAAAGAAGATAGTTCAACAGGCTTTTCAATCGTACCATATTGAACTATCTTCTTATATCCAATCACAGTTGTTTCTTCAGCATACTCATTCACAACAACTTCCTCTTTCCAGTATGAATACTGTTTAAGAGAACCATTGATAATAATTTCATCATCGGGGCAATGTTCTTGAACTACACGTTCTTTCGTGTATTCATATTCTTTCTTTGTGACAGTGATTGTTCCGTATTCAGTGTCAATCATATAAATCGTTCTCATGTGAATCTCCTTTGTGTCTCAACTTCATTAACATCATAACATATATCGACATAAAAGTAAACAACTTTATATCAAATTCCAAAAATTTTTATCAACAATATCTGAATACTCGGCTGGCAAATCAATTTGATTTTCAGTTAAATCTTTTACTAACTTCAATATCTGATTTGTCGTTTCTGAGCCTAATGCACCTTTGGATTCATCATATCCGCCAAGCTTAATCCAATCTAACACGTTCAAAATATCTTTTGACATTCTATTTGAGCCGGTGTAGAGTGCAGTTTTTAAACCATAATCTTTGGCAATTTTACACAATTCAATCAATTCGCTGTGATGATGATCACCACCAAGGAAGAGAACGCAGGATATTAGTAGCTGACTGTTGCACATGTTTTCATGAATGAAACTTCTGAATAATTCAGGTGTGAGTTCAGTACCAATATCCTGCTGTAGTTCGGGAGAGTGACAACCTTTACAACGATATGGGCAATTAGTAATTTCAAACGCTAATGATATTTCATTAGGTATTTCTTGAAAACAAATGTCCGATCTGAGGTATTTCATAGTTGTTTTTTAAAAAATTATTTATTCAATTTGAAGTTAACATCCATCAATGAACCTTGAAGCTGTTGAATCGCCGATCTAAATTCCATCCAATCTTTTTCAACCTTTCGAAAATTAACATAATTATTTTTATCATCGAGAGTGTGTATTGATTCTAATGCTTTTCCAAACATTGGGAACATTGTCTTTGTGATTTTATTAATAGCATCTATGGCTATATCAACATTGGCATTTCGAGCCTCACTAACATTTTCTAAGTAGTCACTAAACTTTTTCATAATTTATTCCTTATTATAGTATTTTTTAAGATTTTTCTTAAATTCATCAGCAATGGTAGCAAACATCTTATCACTCTTCTCTTTATCATTATAATTTTCAGCAAGTGATAATGATGCGGCGGTGTGAATCTCTGGCATGTAATTTTTCAACGTATTATGCGTCCAGCATTTGTCTACTAACCATATTTATCAGTTGATGTTAAATATTTTCTAATTTTTTCCAAGTCACGCTGGCCATATTCACCATTATCGGTTGCATAACCAAATGGCATTGATATAATCTGTTTTTTGCCATTAGCTAAAATTTCAATTTTTGTTCGCTTATCACTAATTCCTTCGGTCAGCATTTCATTCCAACTTTTCATTACAGACTCCTAACTAATCATACCAAGTTTTCGTTTTGTTCGTTTAGCCTTGCGAACACCTTTTTGAAAAGAACGTTTAAATTTTTTTCGTGCTTTGATCATTTTTCTTGATTTTTTTCTATCAACTGGTTGGCCACATTTTCCACGTTTTCTGATTCTTCCATCTGGACATGTTACATAACCACGCCTTTTATATAAAGCTCTCTGAGCCTCATCAACAGGTTCTTCATCTTCATCATCTTCATCATAATCATAATCAAGATCAACAATTTCGAAGTCTATAACTTCGTCAATTGCATCAACAATTGCATCATAGTCAATCGGCGAAATTTTATCCATCTTGACAAGTGAAATCATCAAATTAACTAATTCTACTTCAAGAGGTGTTTCTAACTGTTCATCAAGATCAAGAAGAAATTCAACCATTTCTTCTTTATCTGTGATTTCGATATCTTCATTGATATAGTTCAAAAAATCTTTCATATCAAATTCCTCTGAAATTATGAGATGTAAAACTCCAACGACCTTCTTTTTTCAATCTCTCAACAAGTTCAGCGTTTCGAAAGAATGTAATTGTAGATGCATTATGTTTTGATGATTTATAGGCATTAAACATTGTTCCATCATATTCATAAATCATATAACTCAGACTGAAAAAAGCGAGGCTGTTTCGAACTTTTTGTGTCGTAGTGTTCTTATATACTCGGAAACTGTTGTCTTTCAGATTCATAACAACTACACACTGTTCATGTTTTGGTGCTCTGTTCACTTCTTTTTTCAGTTCAACATCTGCACCATGACATCTTTTGATATCATACAGACCATTGGTTTTACATTTTACTGTTCTGGCAAACAACTTAAAAGCTCTACCATGACCGAGTTCTGTTTTTCTATACCACTGTTTGATGTGTATCATTTCATGAATGATTGTGGTGTTCATTGATTCTTCAGTGAGGTATTCAGCACATGTATTCAATCTGAATGTTGGTGTTCCTTCACCAATACATGACATTGGATATCTGATCATGGCAAGAGCATTTTTTGATTTGAAAGTTTCGAACTTGATAACATCTGCTGAAGGAAGTTCGCTATCAAAAATTTCAGCATTAAATTGATTGTATCTGGCTTTTACTGTTTCAATCTCAAATCTCATAAAAATCTCCTTTGTGTTTTTATCTTACAAAAAGATATTAACACAAAGGAGATTAAAAGTCAACAATTTTTAAAAATTATTTTTCACGTATTCAGCCAGAAATTCAGCTATTTCATCTTCATCAAAATCTTCTTCATAGAGTGAATTAGCAACTTTTTTGGCTGCTGCCATGAATGCTTTGAGATCATTCGTATTGGCAAGACCTTCCATTCTATTCAGGTGGGATGAGGACATTCTTTCAGCCACAACTTTCTTTTCTAAATAATCACTAAACTTTTTCATATTTTTATCCTTTATGCAAATGCTTTTTCTCGGCCAATAGTAAACATGCCACCATGTTTTTCTTTCAGAGTTTTCATATATTCAGCAGCGTCTTGACGTGATTCAAAACGTTTTGAACGATACGGCTTGCCATCTATTTTACCCATAACAAAGAAAAATTCTTCAGCTTCAGTCACTATTTCTATCCAACTTTTCATTGATTAACTCCTTAAAATATACTCATAGTCATGTCATAGGCACTCAATGGGTCTTTAACAGTGCCAGCACCATGAGCAGTTAAAAGACCTTTAATGATTCTTTCTTTGCCTTTATCATCAACAAAACGAAATTCGACATCCCATTCTTTTGATTTATCAGGACCCATCGGATCATTTTTATCTTTGCGATAACGATTACCCATCATATCAAAATCAATACCAGCTTTTTCAAGAGCTTTCCATATTTTCTGAGGACCCTGCCAGTATTCATCACGATATAACCCACCGATATTAGAATATACAACTTTCTCAATAGTTTTTCTTGCCTTTGGCAGATTCATACCATTGAGAATGCTTTCGATCTGTTGATTTTCAAAAACAACTTTTGACCAATTTTTCATAGTAACTCCTTAGACTTTAATCATATCATATTTACTGATAAAAGTAAACTCTTATTTTTCTTTATGATAAAATCTTAAACTCTCTTCCTCTTGCCTTTGCTTTGAGAAATTCTTGATTTTCCTGAGATAACCAATAATTCTCGTAGCATGAGAGATGTTTTTACTGCCACATTTTGAACAAAAATGAAGAGTTCTTTTGTTGATGAATCCACACGATTCTTCTTCACAACATGTTACTTTTACATTAGTGCAGAAGTAGTTTACACCAACATTTGCCATTGCATCAAATAGTTTTTCATACTGTTCAGCAGTTAAATATTCTTCAAGGTTAATATGATACGCACTACCACCATCAAGATACTTTGTTACTTGTGTTCCATGCAACTTTGCTTTATCAAAAACAGTGAGATGATCATTTTCAACCGGATAGAAATAACTGTTATAACATTCACGATTTACTTGATAGCCATCTTTTTTATCCCACATTGCATTTTTATAACCGAGATTTTCAGCAGGAACAAATTCAGTATTGAACATGATACCGTATTCTTTTCGAGCTTCACGATTGAGATCGGAAATTACTTTTAAAATCTCTGAACAAAATTTTGTGTAATCACCCTTTGGACTAGCTTCATATCCGAGAAATTCCGCAGCTTCAACCAAGCCATTAATTCCAATTGTCGAAAATTGCCGATCCATCTTGATAAACTGTGCAGTATAAGCTGGATACATATTTTCATTCATCATCTTCTCATAAATCTTTCGTGTGGCAACATGATATTTATGAATTCTTTTGATAACTTTGGCAAGCTTGCCATGCATGTAAGTCTTGAACGATTCATGTTCAGGGTTTTCAATATCAAATTTTCTTTTAACATTCTGCATGAAACGATTCATATTCAGAGTCATGACATGTATTGAACCAGTCATTTCACCAACATTGCCGAGTGTATAAGAAAATTCATTTTTTGATTCATTCCGCAATCTACAACAGCTGGACAATGAATCAACATTATCAGACAAATAAACAAAGAAAGCATTACCATCAGCCAGTTCATTAGCAATAAATGTTTTAAACTCTTTATCTTTTACTTGCTTATTTTCGTCATAAACCATTGCAGCTGTGATAACAGGAAAGGTCAATAATTTTTTACTACGCTCTTGATTGAACCATTTCATGAAGAATTTTTGCAATTTTTTAACAGAATCAAAGTTGACTTTTGAAAACTGTTCATCAGGATAAACAAATTCTGAATATAGACCTTTCAAATAAGTTTCATCAAAAATTGATAGATTCCAGAACACTGACTGACCATCACGACCAGAGCATGGTTCATTGAGATAATATGTTACATGCTGCAATTCTTGAGTAATTTCTTTAGCATGAGTTTCAAGATAATTTTCACCAAAATCTTTTCGAGCAAAATAATCAAAACAAATCAAGAATGAAGGTGTGGCAACAGCACCAGCCACTTGTGCAGCTATCTGATTTATAACATTGATAAAGCCACCACAAAATGAACTGAGATGCTTTGGTTTTTGAGTATTACCACCAATGCATGATGAGCCATGCATCAAGAAAGGAAACAAAGAGATTGACATACAATAAGGAACATTTGCCTTAGTTTCATCATGCACATATATCACATGATTTTCAACGTCCGCTATATATTTATCTGCTAATTCTTTACCGAAATTCTTTTCGATTTCATTATGCCTGATATAACGATTATATTGAATCATCATAGGCTTAACGAATTCACCCATCATTGTTATAACATTCTTTTCGGTGACATTAGCATTAGCATCTACCAGAGAACCACTAGCTGCATTTATTGATCTTAGGTAATGCTCAACAAATTTATCCAATTCTTGAAGTTGAGTTTTGTTGAGTTTGAGCATTTTGAGAACATCTCCCTTTGTTTATTTGTATTGATATTTACTGAAAATTATGAGAGATATGACGTTTTCATATCTCTCAAATGCTGATGAACAGTGAATTCGAAAAAGAATTATTTTATTTTAATTTCCACTACTCCACTTGAGATATTCAAGAATATTTTTGATATCAAACGTGATTGAGTTGGCCTTTTTCATCCACTTTTCAATCGTTTCAACTAATAATTTCTGGCTATTGAATGCATCATTTGCTTTCAGAAAATCAGGATCTTTTTTGACATAGAATAACACAACATCTTTGTTGTCCAATTTCAATTCATACTCATAACGATAATAATGAAACTTTTGGCCAAAAACTTTATTCAAATCAGATTCTAACTTCATCAGTTTATTCTTTTCGATTGTGAACTGTCTGAGAATCCTATTGTGAATGTTGGGTGCCTCAAAAATCTTCTTATCGAGACTATGAGTGTGAATTGTCAGAGCTTCATCAATTTCATTGAAGAATTTCGTGTAATCAAATTTAGTCATTGATTTTTTTCCAGAATCTTATCAATTTTGGTGTTTTAATGCCAACCATCTCATTAACAGCGAACTTATATTCATTTGCAAATTTTACGAGTGAACAACCTTCATATTCCCAACCATCAAATATATATGAGAATGCATTTGTTCGACAGGCAATCTGATAATCTGTCCAATGAAACAACTCTCCATTTAATGAAAAGAATTCATCTTCAATACCAAATTTCACTAGTTCCCATCGCTGTTCTTTTTTCAAAACTTCAACATGATCAAGTGCATTCAATACTTCACGAAATGTCATGAAAGGAAGATTATATTCACGAAATTCCAACATAGTATCAGACTGATAGAGTGCTGATAATTCTTCATTTTGAAAAATTAGACTGCTAATTTTTTTATCGCTATCCAAAACTTGGCCGTCAAATTCCCATTCACCACCACGTTCAAAAATTCTTTTCTGAATTTCGAGAGATTCAGAAACATCTGTAATCAGGCACTTGAATTGTATATCAGAAAGCTTCATTTTTCAACCTCTTTTAAATCTGTATAATATGTATCACTTTCGCAAAGATGAATCGCTGCAATCTTAGCTACGATTGACTTATCACTGTTAACAACATTAAATGGTTCAATATTATGTTCCTGTTCTACTTCAAGACCCATCTTCCATTCATTGAAATCAACTGCATCTTGAAACCATTCAGGCATTTCAGACAATAATTCTTTTGCTATTTTATCATCAACTTTGAAGAATTTTTCTTCAGTATTAACACCTTTATTTTGTTCAGAAACATACTCTTTAAATGATATCGCCATGATTTTTATAAAACTCCTTCTCTAACACTTTCATCCAATATTTATGCCTACATCCCACAGTGTTATTTTTTTCATTATTCATGTGTATATTAAATTGGCAATTGACTTTACACCAATGAGAACCTATTGAAACTTCTTTATCGTGCAGGCAAGGGCATTGCATCAGACATTTACCCTCATCTGTTATAAATTTTAAAACAGTATATTCCTCATCATTTTTTGTTTTGATATCTTGAATTGGAAATTTTATCATTAATTTCTCCTAATAAATTTCATACATCTCTTTACCACAATCATAAACCTTTCTGAATCCTTGGTTATATAAATCATTAAAGTAATTATACTGATATTCTTTATTTTTTAAATAAATTTTATCTTTTTGAACAATATTCAACTTTTCATCTATTAAAAAATAATCTGGTGACGTATTTCCAATTTTATTTATTATATGCGAAATATTATCAATTTGTGGATCATGTAAAGAACGATCAAACGAAATTGAAATATATTTGCATTTAAATATCTCAGAAAATTTATGCAATAAACACAAAAATGAATTTTCAATTTCTATATCATTTCTTTGAATAAAATCAACAAATGAATATGTATCTTTATATCCTCTCATTAATAATATAGCGAGAATATTATTATCATTAAACAAAGCTATAGAATAATCATATTTTTCATAATTTATATGAATTGAATTTTCTTTTATGAATTGTTCAGTTATAGTATGATTATCAATAACATCTATATTACAGGATCCTATATCAATTTTTGACAATTTATTTAAATATCTTTTAATTAATGATTTAATTTGTTTGTTTCTTTGATACCAATGATGATCAAAAATATGTAATAGGTGTATATTATTATTTTTACACAATTCAAATTTATTATAATGATTCATTTTAATTTTATCTTCATTTGTATGATTATCAAACATTTGTTTATGACTCATTCCAATACTATGAAACATTAATCCATTATATTCAATAGCAACATTATATTCGGGTATAAATATATCCAACTCTTTTGGTTTGATAATTGTTCTATCATTATATTTAACATCAACACCAAGAGATGTGACAAAATTAAATATATTTTTTTGTGTTTTATTGCATTTACTCTTTTTAATTAACTGATCATTAAATAGCGGTTTTATTGTTTGTTGATAGAACGATAATGAACAATTAAAATATTTTGTTAATTCTTCTAAATCAATCATATTATTTTTTACAAATTTTTTATTTATAAATTCTACATTGATATCCTCTCTATTTTTAATATGAGATGAAGTTGATGTTGACGAGTCATATTTTTCAATCGATGTTTGTCTAGATTTTTCTTTTATTAATTGTGATTGCATAGGATAATCAACATTATATTTTTTATTATTTGTTTCTTTGATCTTCTCTTTTATATCACATGATTGAAATGGGTTATCTGTTCCATATTTTTTAAGTGAATTAATTTTAAATTTTAATTTTGATTCATCAGTTTTTGCATAATGATCGACACCATATTTTTCTAAATTTGTTTTCTTTATTTTATCTTTAATTGTTTCAGATTGAAATACATTTTCTACACCATATTTTTCAATATTAGTTTCTTTGATTTGTTGCTGTATTTGTTCAGATTTAAATGGATTATCTACTCCGTATCGCTGAATATTAGTTTTTTTAATTTTATCTCTTATTTCTTCCGATTTTAAAATACTATCAGTCCCATATTTTTCTAAATATGTTTGTGCTGCTTTATTTCTATTATTATAATATTCATTGCCATATCGTTCTAATTTTGTTTTTCTGGATTTTTCATTTCTTTCAGTAAAATCTTTATTTTTTACGGTTTCTTTAACTTTATTTCTTCGCTGCTCTCCCTTACATGCACACAAATTTGAGCAATATTGTAAAAATGGTTTACTTATTTTATTAAATTTTAATTTTTTACCGCAATTAATGCAGAATATTTGTTTAAGTATATCATCAATACTCAACTTGGATAAATAAAATAATTCAATTATTTTTGTGAAAAATGATGGATATTTTTGATTCAATTTTTTTAATATATTTTTATTTTCTTTGAATCTAATTATTGAATTTATAATTGATGTATTTTGTTGATCAAAATTACCAACTAAATTTGGAACATAATTTTTAAAAAAATCTTTTAAGATATCAACACTATTAAGTATATTATACATAGAATCTGATAACTCCGCTACAGTTATTGGATTAGGGAGTGTAGTTCACACCTACACTCCCATTTTTATTTACTCAGATTCTTTTTCTTTGTCTGCTCGATCTTTAATTAAATTAATTAATTCATCTGGAATTAACGTTGGGTCACCTTTAAGATCAGCTTTTTTAACTTTAATTACATCATCGTTAATCGCGAATGATATTGTTCTTGGAGTATCATTGATTAGACCATATCTAACACCGAGTGTGATAATCTTATTAATATCCATATTTCCATTTATTTCACTCTCGCCAAATGTAATTGATGCTTTTATCATTTCGGCGAGTTTTTTCATTTCTTCTTCATTAATATAATCTTCTAAGTTTTGTTCAAATACAACTTTATTATATTCTTCGCCATTATAAACAACTACATTACCATTATCTTTTAACTGAAGAAATCCAACTCTATCAGCAAATTCAACAATATATGAATTTTTCTGTAGCCCTCTTTCAAAATCAATAGAAATTTCAAATGTTTGATTTTCTTTTACCCAGCGAGATTTTTTGACTTTAAGTCGAATATTTACACCTGTTTGAATATTTCCAGTTTTCTTTTGTGATTTAGATAGAAGAAATCTAACATCAGCTGCGAATGCTGCTCCCGACCCACATGCCTCTACCTGCGAATCCCCGTATCCACCAATATTCTGATATGTGTGATTGGCAACTAGTAATGGACAACTAAGTAATGATAATTTTAAAGATACTGTTCTAAACATAGCCTTAATGGCTTGCGCTTTTGTCATATCCTTTGTATTATTACCAGCTTGTTTATCATCAACTTCTTTTTTAGACGCTAACATACCAAGAGAATCTAAAACAAATAATACTCTTGTCTTTTCGTTAGTTTTCAAAAAATCTTCTTCTAATTTTGAAAGATAATTAATAAAAATACTATGAAGGTCTTCAATAATATTCACTGGCTCAATAATAACCCTATCCATATTAATACCAGCCGAATGCGCCTGTTGTGCAACACTCGATCCCTCTGTTTCAAAAAACACAATATATCCATCTTCATATTGATCAAGAAAAGATTTCATAATAAAATTAATAAAATATGATTTTGCAGTAGATGGTTCACCAGAAAACATTATTCTTCTACCAAGCGGAACACCGCCATTAATATCACCATCCGAGCAAAAAGCATTCAATATCCTACATCCAGTATTAAATGTATTTGTAATCTGATAGGGATTATTTTCATCAGATAGAACGAAAGACCAGGGATTATTGCTGATTTTCTTCAGCTGTTTAAGATTCAATGCCATGTGATTTACCTCAGTTTTATGATGATTTTATTTTATAACAGATTACAGTTTTTTAATGCTTTTCCATGAGACGCAAGATAACCCAAACAAAAACCAGTGCTATACAATACTCAGGCAATGAGAATGTTGGAACAGCAACATACAGAATCATTCCAACAATAACAGCAGGTATCATGGTGATTTCAAATCTGTTCATTTTTATTACCTAAGCAGAGTATCAAGTATCCAATTATAACACCAATAAGATATTCACTCAGATTGAAGTGAGGATAAATATAATACAATATAACACAGAAAATAGCAGCTGGCGATAAACAAATTTCATTATTAATCTTTTTCATACTTATCCTTTCAAACAATAAAGTATTGTCGGGTTCTCTTTGTGAATATCAATCATAGGATATTTCTTTTTGAATGTTTCAATGTTAAATGGCTTTGAAATCAAATGAAAACCAGACTTTGTTGGAATTTTAGCATAAAATTTATCGCAATCATCTGGTTGGCATTCACAATTAATGTATTCCATGATTTCATATTCTTGATCAATCATATCTTCATCAATATCAATAATCCATTTCTTTTCGTTATCATTATGACATTGGCCACATGCTTTTGAATATGCTTGACGTGTAGAATGAAAATCCTCCTGCATCATTTGGGCCGTTATATTATTAAGCGTTCTAAAAGATACCTTTTTGAATGATCTTTTATTTAAACGAATTGATGCACGAGCATTAAAATACTGACAAAGAGATTTGATTTCATCATACTTCTTTTCGAGATATTCAATACTTCTGATGTAATAATCTTTGATTGATACAGTATTCTTTTCTTGATCATCAGGGTTATCTTTTCTACGTCTTAGAATCTGAAGATAATAAAAATCATCTTCAGAATCAAATTTTAAGAAAGGTTTAATCAAATTCAAGTTATCAACACACTGTTTCATAAATTACCCCAATCTATCAACTGATCAAGTAGCTGATCTTCAATACATATTTCGATAGGTAAGAAATCACTCGGCTGACCTTTTTCATTAAAAGAGATTATCTGAGTATCAGTTTCAAAAATAATATCATTATGATGAAGATTACCAGCTTTAACTTCAACTCTGAATGCGTCAAGAATTAATTTTTGATTGATTGGCAAATTCAATTCCATTGTTGGTTCTTCAGCATGTTCAGCAACATACTGTTTAACAGTCTTGATAACTTCTGAATCACCGAGCAGTTGAGGATTTTTTGTTGTCCAAATTAATCTGATCATGATAAATAATCTCCTTAAAAGTAATGCTGTTCAGCAGTTTTCATATCATCAACCTGATCTTCAATCTCATTGATCATATCTTTGAGATTGTAAATGTGAGCAGGTTCACTCTGAACTTTCAACATCATTCTTCTCAGAATGTTGAGTTCGAACTGAAGGTGTTTGTCACCTTCTTTGATCATTCTGACAAGTTTCTTTTCAAGATTCTTAGCTTCTTTCATTTCAAATCTCCTTTGTTTATCTCATTACAAAAAGATGATAACATAGAAAGAGATGAAAGTCAACAACTATTTTTTAAGAAAATTTTGCATCATCAAAGCAAAGAGTGCTGCATTGATTGTAAAGAAGTGCTGCTTACTATCACACTTTTTATCAATATCAAGATAGCCAAAATCATAGTTCCACATATTTTACCTCCTATAGTAATTCGTATGTTTTGAATCATCATAATCCTGCATATCTTGTTTATAGTATTCAAATAACTCTTCTGGTGTATTAAATTCCAAGAGTTCAACATAAATTTCATTACCATCTTTGGCAACTAATGTTAATTCAGTTAGATTTGAATCTTCCATTTGTTTAAATACATTCTCTGTTATAAACTCTTTATCAAATTGAATAGCCGCATAATCATCATCACCAAACACTTTAATTATTTTCATGCTTTATCTCCAGTTGAACCAAATCCACCCTCACCACGTTCAGTATCAGTATCAATGCTATCAACTTTTTTCCATTCATTGATCAATACTGGCCTAACAACCAACTGAGCAATCTTTAGACAATCTCTTAGCTGTTTTGTTTCACCGAGATTAATCAAGTGAATCATCACATTTCCACGATAGTCTTGATCAATCAATTGGGCACCTTTAATCAGTTTCATTTTTGTGGCCACGCCAGATTTGTTTTTAACTTCGATATCAAATCCACGAGGTATTTTCACACGTAAATTCAAAGGTATTAAAATAGATTCATTGGCATAAATCATACACTTATCACCAACATTTTGATACATCTTTTCAAATCCTTTAGGAATGAAAACATCAATACCAGAACTATTATCTGTACCGCGCTGTGGGTCAATGCCACAAAGACCATCAGCCTCAAATATTTCATATTCAATCGCAGGTGCATTTTTCCAGGGACAATCACAACAATTCATATTACATTTCCTTTATAAAATTTCTAATTGGAGTCACCCAATTATCTTGCATATTAACATGAAATTCACCTTTTTTAATCAACTTAGCTTCATCTTCAACTTCGTTAAAATTCATGTTGTTTCGCGCCCAGTCCTCAGCCATTTCATGATTAACAAACATATTTTGAAGAGTGCTTTCAACATATTCTTGATATTTGTCGGCTGTCTGCATTGATAGCGGAACATCTCTTTCAAAATAATAATCAGCATAACTCAATGCAATCAAACGCAATGGAATACTATATACGTCACCATTTTCGATTTCCCAACAGTAATATTTATTCATAAAGTTCTCCTTTAACATATTTTCGAGCGAAGTCAACAAAAATTATTCAAATCTTTCCATACACTTTTTCAGTTCATTCAAATCATCAAGATACAGCTGAACATCAGTGATATCAGTATAGTATTTAATATCATCAAGATTGTTTTGAATCTTCAATTCACACTCGGCCAGATTTTTCTTTAAGAACCAATTCAATGGCTGTTTCAAACAATACTTCACATTTTCTTCTGATACAAAGCTCTGGCAGAAAACATAAATTTCTTCTTCAGTCATAGCTGCAATCTGTTTCAAATGTTTGATAAAGAAAGCAATAGCTTTGATTCTTTCTATCTCTTGCTTTAACTGATTGATTTTATATTCCCTACGCTTAGTATAATAAGTCAGCCGATGGTCAACAAAATATTTGATTATCTCTGGCACGTTCGAAAACACTTTAATATTGTTATTTTCATCAAGTAATGTATAATTTTCATGAAACTGCTTTGAGAGATTCAGATATTCAACTATCTTATTCTCTGGCTGATTCTTTGCGAATTCGACTGTAATTTTCCAATCTTCTTTTGATTCGTCTTTGTATGATTTGATAATTCCTTTATCTTTCAAATCTATCAAATTACTGATAATCTTTGTTCGATCATCATTAGGCAAACATTCAGTAACAGTTACTTTTTTATCTTGGATTTTATATTGACCCGATATTTTAAAACTTGAGTCAGTCAGACGTTCAATTTTATAATTGCAATTGTTGTAATGCGGCTTACAATCCTTTACTTTTTCACCTTGAAGATATGAGCATATCATATCAATTACATCGTCAAATTTACGCGGTAGAATGTTCATAGCATAGCCGATTCCAATGCCCGATATACCGTTCACGAGATACAAAGGAATGATAGGCAAATAAAATTCAGGCTCAGGTGAATCAAGTTCTTTATTGACTGGCAATAGCTCAGAGTCAAGAAAGATATAATCATTCATCATATTATATTGAGCATGAAGGTATCGAGCTGCTGCTGCTGATTTTGGCAGAATTTTTGAACCAAACGTGCCCTTCGGAATAAAAATAGGATAATTATTGGCTGATGGAAATGATTTTGACATGGTGATAATTGTTCCCTGTGCTGACGCTTCACCATGATGATAATTACATTTTTCAGCGATACCACCAGCAATAGCTGATACTCTGATCATTGATTTATTATGTTTCATATAATAAAAAATCTTGCGTCTGGTTGGCTTAAAACCATCAACTAATGATGGGAGAGCACGTCTGTAGGAAACAGTTTCAGCATACTCTCGGTATTCATTGTCGAGAAATTCATCAATTGTCTTTTTCATACAATTTTTCTACCTGCTTTGATAATATGCTTTGTTTTAATAACTTCAATTACATCAAATTCTTCACACTCATATTCTCCTATGACAAACACTTTATCATAGTTTCTACAATGTAGGCTGGCTATAATTTGTTTATCGAGTTCATTTTCTTTTCCATAGTTGACTACTTCAAGAAAAAATATTGAAACTTCGATCGCTACTTGATTATCAAAATCTTTAACATCGCATACAATGTAAAAATCTTGATGATTAACATCATTAGTGCAAATAACTTCGAGATGATCATATTTTTTCATATTGCATACCCCTGTTCATTTACGAGATTCATTTCAGAAAGTTTCATTTCAAATCTCCTTTGTTCATCTCATTACTCAATCACTATATCATGTATCGGCATAAAAGTCAACAAAAATTAGAGAAAAAACTTTGAGGGTTTATCTTGAAGATCAATTTCATCTGACAACATCCAATTATCAAAAGCATCTTCATTTCTTGATTCAAGTTCATCAAGAACATATCCTCTGACAATTCTATGTTCTTCTTCATTCTTTCCAACTAACTGCTCATAGATATCACAGAGAGTCAGTATATTCAAAGATTTAACACGATTCAGAAGTTTTTCAGCAGCTTCCTGTCTATTCATTTCAAATCTCCTTAGCTTTATTTTGTATTTTCATCATAACATACATCGGCAAAGAAGTCAACAAAAATTAGAAAAAAATCTCAGAGTGTTAAAAGACTCTGAGATTAATTAAAGGAGATTGAAATGAATCTATTCACAAAACTATTATACTACATACTGGTTGTTTTTAATCCGTAGTTCAAAAATGAACACATGAAATCACTCAGCGTTATCATAACGAAATCATACACTAATACTTTGTTAACATTCAACTGCCGAGCAATTGGATAATCAGAATCTTTGAAACAAACCATATCACACGTTCTGTTACCTCTGAATACAATCAGAGGTGTCAAATTTTTTGAATCTGCATGAGTCTTAGCCTGTTTATATGTTTTTTCAAACCAAGCCACATCACCAGATAGTAGTGCATTTAATGTAACATTATTTACTGAGGCATGATGTTTACATTCAACAGAGAAAGGAAAGAATTTAAGAGCTAATCCCATATCAATATCATTATCACAATCTTTAGTGGTGCCTGATGATTTTTCACGTCTTGGTTTCAGATTCACATTACCGAGAGAATCATACAACTGATGATATTCATCAACGTATTCATACAGCTTCGAATGAATATAATCAGCTATCTTGCTTTCAAATTTCTTTCCCTTGTCTTTCTGCATTGTCATAAATTAGCCTCATTAAACGTAGTAAGTTTTCTTTGTTCCTGACTTCACTTTAAAATCTCTATCATCTTTTGCAATAACAGTGATGATAACAAGCTTCAAATTTTTCAGATCAGGGCCACGCATTTGACAGATAATATTCAGCTTAGTTTCTTTATTGTAAATGCGATATTCATCCTTCATTGTGATTTCATCATTTACAAGTTCTCTTAAAATAGCTGGTATGGCCATTTTAGCAGTCTGAATAATTTCTTTATCAGTCACCACACGTTCACCCTGTCTTTGATCAGAATGAAATGTGCCTTCAAGATCAATAACAACTTTCAAAGAACCATCAAAAGTGAAGATAGTTCTTTCCATTACAACATCAAACCAATTATACATACAACAAACCTCACAATATATTTTAACTATATTTACTGCATCGAAAATTGGTCAGATGATTCAATCTGAATTTTTTTACAAATTCGATTTGTGATAGCTCTATACGGCTTTTTCCATGTAGACTCTATCAACGAATATATATGATCAAAATCTTCATTGAACATTTCACAGAGAATCACTTCAACATCTTTCGTTGTCTTAGCATTATAGTGATTGATTTTTTCAATCACTTGTTTAACTAAATTATCAATCTGTTTCTTTGTCAGTTTCATAAAAAATCTCCTTTTATGTTTTCTTAATGTAAAATAAGTATAGCATAAAAAGAGTTTTTTGTAAACAATTATTTAAGTATTGCAGGGATTTTCATCATCTGATTCATCATTATCAATTTCTTCAGATTCTTCAATCTCTGCATCTAATTCAACTTCATCTCCACCATATAGATAATCTATGACTCTGAGTTCCAATGCCTCTTCAACGCTCATGTATCTATCCATCTGAGATGTGTAGATTTCATCTAACATTTTCTGAGGAATCTCTGTTCTTTCTTTTATGAGTGCAGTCATATATGATTCAATTCTGTCCATGTGTTCAATGTGATTTTTGCAATTCTTTACAGAACCCGCAGCACCACCAGCCATTTGATGAAACATTATCGAACTGCCTCGGACAGCAAAACGACAATGACCAGCAATCAGAACCATGAAAGCTGCTGAACACGCTTCACCTAAACATACGGTTGAAATTGGTGTTCTGCAATACGCCATAAATTCACAAAGACCGATAGTGGGTAGAACTTCACCACCACCCGAACAAATATACAGTGTAATTGGCTGACGCTCATAATTTTTTACAGTTGAGTCAACGTATTCATCATAGTCAACTACTTCGATAATTCTTTGCATCACTGATTCAATTTTTTCTGTTGTGATTTCACCGAAAAGTAAAATATTTCTGCTCAGTGGTTCGTTTTCCATGTTTGATTACCCTTCCTCAACTAGTTTTGCATTTTCGAGACAACATTTATCCCTACAATAATAATTCTCTTGCTCAGTAATAATATACGTGATTTTATCATTTTCTAATACACATCGTTTGATTTTAACTGTACCGAGTATTAGATTGCTGATTTCGCGTTCACAAAAACAAAATTGACATATCTGTTTCATATTTCTCTCAACTGACTGAATCTTGCTTTATTTACTTCAAAGGCTTTATCAAATCTATCTTTAACTTCTGGCCTATGACTAATATTAAAAATAGTCATACCCTTTGTTTTCATCGTTTCAAATATCATGAACAGACCATCAAGACCCGCTTTGTCGAGAGATTTATCACTGATTTCATCTAAAAGAAGGATATTTGAATTAATTGAATTCTTGAGTTTACCAAGCTCATAGAAAGCAAACAATAAAGCTAAGTCTACACGCTGCTCTTCACCTGAACTAAGTGAACCATAGCCAAGCTTCTCATAACCTCTGCTGGCGATATTAATATCAAATTGTTCATCAAATGATATTCTATAAGGTGCAGAAAAGATTTCGAGATATTTATTAGTTAGCTGATTCAGTGTAGGTATATATTTTTTCACAATGTATGATTTGATGCCCTTATCAGAAAGAATCTTGATCATCGCGTCAATAGTTTCTTTATAATAATCTGAGGCAACTATTTCTTTTTCAATTTCAATTAGTTCTTTATCAAATTTTGATATATCAACTAATTCTTTCTTATCAGTTTTTGATAACTCTTCAATTCTGGCCTGATACATTTCAATAGCTGTATCAATTTTTGATTTGCAATTGTTAATCTCTTGCTGACGCTTGTTTGCTTTATCAATATTGGCCTGAATTGGTTTCATCTTCTCTTCAATCTCATTAATAGCTGTCGATATTTCAGAACGTTTATAATTGATCATTTGTTTCTTTTCGTTGTCTAATGTTTGAAGCTTTAGTTCAATAGCACCAACTTCAAGATTTAAAGTATTCAATGATTCTTCAATTCTGGCCATTTCTTTACTTGATGTTTCAATTCTTTCTTTGCACTCTGCTTTCAATGTTTGATATTTTTCATCTATTTCAATTTTTTGCTCTTTAAGAGTGTTTTCAAGTTCTTTGACTTTCTTTGTTAATTCTTTGTTATTGGCTGTAATTGTCTTTTCGAGTGCAGCAATATCCTTATCTATCTTTTTCAAGATATCATTCATATTCTTATTATCAGGATTGATTTCTTGCTGACATTGAGGGCAGACTGTATGATTACCAAAGAATTTCTTATGCTCTAATATTTTATCTAATTCTTGCTGTTTATATATATTTTCTGTTTCTTTGGCATTTTTCAGATTAACTATATCATTGTTTATAGTTTGTTCAATTTCTTTCAGTGCTGCTGTATGAGTTCGAACCAAACTATCATACTCGGATTCCAGTTTGCTATGACTACTGAATAATTTGACTTGCTTGGCATTGATTTCAAGATAACTATCTTTTCGTGTTTTTAACTCAGCACTCAGCTTACTTTGCTTTTCTTCAAATATAGTTGTTACTGATTCATATATAGTCTTTTCTTTTTCACGTTCAACATTGATTGATTGTTTCAAATCATCAATCTTTGATTGAAATTCATTCTTTTCTAACCAAGCTTCAATACGCTTCAATTCATCTTCAAAATCACTTAATCCGCTTTGTTCGGCTTTAATTTTATCATTCAAATCTTTGATTTCTTGATCAATATTCTGACTATATTTTTCATTTGATTCAATAGCAACATTCTTTTTATCTATAGTATTTTTTCTTCTGAATTCGATTTCATTATGTTTTTCTGCCTGTAAACTTCTCTTAATCTTAACTTGATCAAGAATCTCAGTGAATATGCGAATATTCAGAACATTCTCAATGAAATTGCGTTTATCAGCTGCATTCATTTTCAAAAATGGTTCATAGTTCTTTGAAGATATAAAAATTGTTTTACTGAATGTATCTGCATCTATACCAATCAGATTTTCAAGAATCTTCTGATAATCTTTTGTGGCTGCATCTTGATCAATCAATTTATCATCACGATACAGTTCAAAAATATTTGGCTTAATGCCTCTTTTAATCACATAGTCATGATTATCATGATTGAATTCTACTTCAGTATAGAGGTCTTTATTGTTGATGTTATTGATTAGATGATCTTTTTTAATTTTTCTGTATGGCTTACCAGTAATAGCAAAGTAAAGAGCTTCCATTGCTGTTGTTTTGCCAGCACCATTTTCACCTGTGATTAAAGTAGTCAAATTTGAATCAAGATTGATTTCAGTAATTGTATTACCAAAAGAAAGAAAGTTTTTGAATCTCAGTTTTGTAAATTTCATTTCAATACCTCAGAATAAATCAATTAACTCTATTGTATTACTATTTTGTATATTTTTATCATGATTTTCTTTATTCAAATCAAAATCAACTTCTCTCCAATATTTAATTCTGGCATTGGCTATTTCAATATATTCTTGATTTATTTCACATGCATCATAATCTTCAAAACCAGCTTTAAGACCACCTATAATCTCAGAACCAGAACCAGCAAATGGATAACATATCTGTTGTTTGTTTGGAGATTTGAATAATGAAAGAATCTTGAAGTTTAATGAAATAGGTTTAAGCGTTGGGTGATTGTTTAATTCGCAACCAGCGTTTCTTTCAAATTGGCTAACCTTAGATACATAATGATACAGATCAAATTCACCAGATTCAAAATCACACTTATGTAATATTTTTGCACAACCAGCTTCATCATCAAAACCTTCAAAACCTGAATGATCGCCATTGGTAAAATTCAATTCTGATTCATTATTTTGTTGATGCTTCGATATTGCACCACCGCCCTTTAAATTACCAGATTGTTTGTCTAATATTTCACCTGTATGAGAATCAATGAATGTTTGTGATGGGTATCGGCCATTCAAATTTCCACCAATTACTGCTTTTGTATTAGATTTATTAAATGAATGACCATCATACATCGTTTTAGAACTATTAACTTCTAATTTTTGTTGTGCTAATTGTGGAATAGGTGGGTTATCTACAGTATATTCAACTCTATTTCCATCAATATTCAAAGCATTACAACAGCATGTTTCATCACCATTTTCATAGGCTAATGTATCGTGCAAACAAGAACCAGTTTTATAAGGCTTTTGAAACACCATGATAGTTTCATTGGTTTGTTTTAGTGGTGATATAGAGTATTTATAACCATCGTATTTTTTGGCGAGGTCGGTTTTTGCTATTGTAATATCATTTCCTTTTGTTCCCAATCTTTCACCACCTAAGCCACCCATATCGGTTTCGTATTTTCCCACAACTTCTCTTTCTGCTTCTTTTACTTTTTCAGCAAGTGGTAATAGCTCATTCCAATCATTTGCAATTTTCATAAAATCATCATAACAAGGTGTTCTTTGTCCTGCCGGTCTGCCTTCAAACCAACTCCAATTAGTAGTTCCGCCACAATACTTTTTATCGCACTCTGATTGACTTAATCCTCTACTTAATCTTGCTTTTTTAATTGCTTCTCCAATTTCAGATGAAACATAGCCACCACCACCTTTTTTATCTATCATCTTGCTTAAATCAGTCGCCTTTGGAAAATTACTTATAAAATACCAATATAAACTTTGTTTCTCTGAAAAACCAGCCAACTGAGCATAATATTTAAAAAGAAGTAATTGCCTATCAATACCAAACATAATGCAATAACCACCATGTTTCAATGTTCTGAAAGCTTCTTTAAACCAATTTTCCCAATAATTTCCACCAGGCATTTTCCACTTATTCATAAAATCAGTAGCTTTTTTATAATCAGGTTTACCATCTGATCTAATATAAATTTCCGAACCTAATGCATAAGGAACATCTGCATAATAAATATCAAATTGAAAATCTTTCTTTTGTTTTAAAAATTCTAAGCTATCAGAACAATGAATCATAGTTGAACCTCCTTATAAACATCAGCAAATAATTGGCTCAGTGATGCCTTACGCTCATCATCTATTGTATCACTAA